GCCTTTGTCCCTCTCAGTATCTTGAGGATGTTCTTATCGCTACAACAGCTCATAGGCTTATCTCCTTTTGATATGGGCTAAGGCTATGAGTAAAAGTGGCCTTAACCGGGTCAGAGGTTATGTTTTGGGTTCGGAAGCTTAGCCGGCCAACCACTATGGGGGCCGTCCCGGTATCTGAGTGTTCCCCAATATCCTCAACCTTGAGGCTTATGTCCCCAGCTGTTATCATGGGAAGCCATGTAGCGGTAATTTCCCAATAGCCGGTTCCTACTTCAACATCAACCTGAGACTCAATGATAATAGCCAGGGTCTTAGTTTCCTCAGGAGTGAGTATACGGGTTCCGAGAAGCTCAAGCTCATACGAGGCCGTTTCCGGGGTTTCGCGGTGAAGGGTATACAGGGAACCAGGGATATAGGTTCCCCAACCAGGCCTTTCCTTTCCCCATGGGTAAAATACCAGGGGAGCAGAAGTCCGGCGGTATTCGTTCAGGATTCCCAGGTCGTTGAGGTCTATGGCCTGGGTCGTAAGTTTGCCCTTGAACCTATATCCCCGGATAGGGTCAAGATAGTTCCCAGAAAACATCAAAGTATCTCCCTCACCCCAGAATACCGGGGCCAGCTCCATGCTGGCCTTCCACGGGGATCGCAATTTCCATTCCTGACCGCCTAAGGCATTTGTTATCACAGGTGCACATTTTACAGCTAAGCGCGTGATGTCTACACTCATCCCGCACCTCCTACTGGTTGAGGAATGAGGCCTCCACGCCTGAGGCCAGGTAAGATGTAATAGTGAACGAGGTTATCCCAGAAGGCTTTCTCGGAGATCATCCCTTCGCCGATATTTATGACAATCTCCTGCCGGAAATTAACTTCCTGTTTGAGGCCATGGCCAAATAGCCAGTCCCACAGACGGCCCGTGGCAGCCCCCGCAATAGGAGCGAGGAATTGGCCCACGCCCGGAATGAGATTGGTGGCTATAAAGGCGAGAGACTGCGCCAGGGCCTTTCCCCAATCCTGCTGGCCCTCTAGGAGGGATATAGTTGCGGTTTGGAGGGAATACATAGCGGCCTTGATGGCTTCATAGCGAGGTAAAAGCCCTCCCGATAGTCTCGCGGCCCATAAGTCTATGAGGTCTATTTGTTCGCGTGTGAGGTTGACTTGAACATGCTGAATCTGTGCTATATCTTGCTCATAGCTCTTCACTCTCTCAGTAATTTTCCCTAGCGTCTCCTCGTGGCCTGTTTCCATAATATCCTCAGAAAGGGATGAAATACTTTCGCGGGCAACCTGTAAAGCATGCGCGAATGCCAGGGCCGCCTTATTGGCCTCTGTCATATTTTCTGCTATTACCCCCGTCGCGGTTGCTGTCTCCGTGGCCTCAACCGGGGCCATGTAGCCCCCTGGTATAGGAGCGTAAGGCCCCCTCTTGCCTCCGAGGGCCTCCATGAGACCTTTTCTCCGGGCGTCCTCTAGCTCACCCCAACCCCTTTTGACCTCCTCGTATAAAGCCGCGAGAGCGTCTGCTTCATCCCTGAGGAGGCGAATATATTCCAGCGGCGTCATTCCCATAGCCGCTATCATAGCCATACCGCCAGGCGAAAAGGCTATGAGAGGAGCGAGGGCCACCGAGACCCGCGAGAGGGCCACGGCTATCTGCAAAATATCGTTTAAAATCCTAGATAGGGCCCGGCCGAGCCTATCCCACATCCCCATGTCTGCAAACCTTTGGGCCATGTTCACTATCCCAGTCATAAGAACCTTTATCCTATCTAGGAAATTCAACATCTCAGGGGATTTGGTGAGTGCCTCGCCTATCTTTTCCTGCATATCGCCCCAGAGGTTGTTGATTTGCTGTAGCTTGCCGGCCCAGGTATTAGCCAGCACATTCGCGGTTCCCTTAATCTGACGCTCAATTGCGGCTATGATTGCGGCCTGATCGCGGGACTTGAGGATGTTCTGATCCAGGACTATCCCTATCCGGGTCAAGCCAGCTGCTTGACCCTGGATTGCCCTGAGAACCATCCTGGCCGCGGTTTCCAGATTTATCCCTGTGGCCGCGGCCAGATCGGCCGTGAGCCGCGTCATGCGTTCAATCTCATCGGCCCCAAACCGCCCTGTCCGGGCAAACATGGCCATAACAGGAATAAGCTGCTCATCACCATAGGTCGTGGTTGCCTGAATAGCTGAGGCGACTCCCAGGAGGGATTGATACAACTCATCCGTATACTGACCTGAAAGCTTGAGTGCCTGAGCAAGCTTGAGCGAGGCTTGCTCCTGGACAGAGGCTTGCTCCACGGCCTCCTTGAAGAAATTAACAAACCCACTAGCGAAAGCTTGGAGCTGAGCCAAGGCCGTTGTGGCCAGCTGGCCTGCGAAAACGCCGCCTGCTATAGCTCCTAAGGGGCCCAGCTGGCCCAGGAATGAGCGTATCTGGTTCTGGGCTTGTTGAAGCCCCCTGGCCTTGACATCTACATAAACCTCGCCAACTCGCTCGGCCATTAGGGTCTCCTAGATTTCATGGCCCTGACCGCTATTTGGAGGCCGCGATAAATAAATTTCCTGCCCGGGACGCCCCGGACACGCCTGGCACGGATAATATCCCCGGCCCGGTGGCCGGGATATTTTCCCCAGGCTATGTCCTTCTCACGCACTCGCCATACGAGATACCTAGCATAGCGAGGATAGATGTAAGCTCTCCGTGGGCCATATAAACCAGTCCCCTCTTCTTGATACCAGGTGTAATATGTCATATAGATCCGTGCCGTTCTCCTGTCGCCTTCATCGGCCCTGATAGACGCGGCTAGGCGGCCTGTGTCCTTAGGAGCCAAGCGCCTGGCCTCTTCAACCCCCCTTCTGGCCACAGCAAGGAGAAGGCGGTTTATCTCATGCTCCACACCCCAGGGGAGAAACTGGAAACTAGGCATCCAGCACCTCCTCTAGGGACTGGCCTGCAAGGGCTATGGCCCAAACCTCTGAGAGCCTCAAGTGCAAGACATCTCGCGGTCTCATTTTCAAGGCACGGGCTACATGGCCTAGGCTACTTAGGCGTGGGAAAGGGAACACTATCACCTCCTTTACCACGAGCCTCCTCAGGTGGTGTGAGCATATGGCCTATGACCCCGAGGGCTTGCTCTATGAACTTAGGAGCTTCATGAAGAGGTATCTGATTCGCTATCTCTCGTATTCGTGCCTCTATTGTGGCTTTTCGTTCCTCAGTTGTCAGACCTGAGAGCTTATCCTCGTCCCCTGAGGTAAGCTCTACAACAACGAGAACCCTGAGGACAGCACTTAACGAGACCTTAGCCGCCAGTAAGGCCTCCAAACCCCCCAGCTCCTCTAGAATGAGGAGCGAAAGCATGGTAGGAGGCTTGAGGATAAGGGGGCCTATCCTATACACCTGGCCATCCCAGCAATCCAGGGCTAGGATCAGGTCTCGTTTGTCTTTCTCTTGTCGTCTTGAGGCCGCTCTTTTGGCGGCCTCTTTGAGATCGGCCATAGCACTACTCGCTCAGGGGTGAGATGAGAATCGCCACACCGTCCGGATCGGCAAGAGCCGTGAACTCTATGTCTAGGGTTGCGGCCTCTCGCGAACCCGTAATCTGATAGTCAGAGACAGGAACGGCACGCGGAACAACAACGGCCAGATAGGTGTTCAGCGCGCCCGGGCAACCGAACTCACTGAGAACCGGGAACGCGGCTTCTATCCGGACACACCTCCTATAACCCTCGCCATAAGCATAGTAAGTCCCGGATTTGGTCTCTAGATACCGCACCAAGATTACCTTGCCGGCATCTGCGGACGAGAAAGTGAGAGTATCAGTGCCCTCATCCACAACATACTCACCGGTGGCGGGACTGCCGCTCACGCGGTCATATTGCGCCCCTGAGGGTGTATCGCCGTTGTAATCTATGACCACGAGAGCGTCATAGTCTATGTCATAGCCCGTCTCCGGGGTAAGAGTGAGGGTATAGGGGGGTTGACTTGGGATCGTAAGCTTTTGCTGGTAGCGTTTACGGGCTATGATTCCGGTCGCCTGCTCCAGGCCAAACAGGTTCCAGATTGGCTCGCCGTCCACAAGGGCCGTAACCCTTGCACGGATCGTGGCTTTGCGATCTCCTATCTTGAGCTGGACAGGTTGACGGAGAAAGTCGTTGCGGATTTCTGTCGTGTCGTCATGGAGAATGACAGAAACCTCATCCAGCTGTATCTCAACGGGGTCGTTGTGGCCAGCCACGGCCAGGTAAGCCGTTCCAGCACCCCCCGAAAGTATAGTCTTCTTCATGGGTTCTCCTTTTGCTGGTTTGTTATGACGGGCCACTCAGCAATTACATCGGCTCTCAGAGTGGCCTCATCAGCATATACAGCTTCTACATAGGCTCTCACGCGGTTGCCCCACTTATCATTGAGGGCATTTATGAGGCTATCCGTGGCCTCATATAGGCTATCTTCTCTGTCAGGTGTATAGGATATGATCGTGAAGGTCATTGTCAGAATCCCACGCACATAAGGGTAGTCCCAGGTTTGGACAACTAACCGCGGTGTGTAGATGATCCGTGTCTGGCCAGGCTCGGATATGGCCCCCTCTGAGGGATATACATTTATCCCCTCAGAGGCCAGACCATTTACTATGTCCCTTACCGCCTCAAGCATCTCTCACCTCAGCTCCTATGAGCTTGGTCAGACCCAGGAAAACCAGGTGTTGACAACCATGCGAGGCAACACGCCGGCTCGTGATGTGATAGGCCTCCCCGGAGCCCGCGGGAAATTCAATCCAATCCGTGGCCGGGACGATAGGACATACTATCACAGGGACATCGGCCTCCTCAGGCCCGGCTATGGTGGCTTTCCACAGGGTCTGATCGTGAACCACAGAACACCTGTGGCTTACCCCGCGGATAAAGACCTTCTTATCGGCCCCGGCTCTGTCTCGTTCCCCTAAGAGGGCCAGCTCCACGAGCCTATTTGTCCAGATCATCGCGGAATCCCTACACACCTATACCGCGTGAGAATGGCCCGGAGAGAGGATGTAAGGTATCGTCCCCCCTCCGGGCCTGCCATGTCTATATCACCCAACCTAAGATCTGTGTAGGCTTCATGGGCTAGAGTGAGGATATTGGCGGCGGTTTCCGCGGCCACACGCGCTACATCGGCCGGGACAGGATTACTGGGGTCGTTGTAGGTATAGGTTATCTTTACAAAGCTGTCAGAAGAAACCCACATGTGGCCTAGCTCAGCTGAGCGGATCGTGTAGTCTATATCATCCCCGGTCTCGGCGTCCTTCACGGAAATCATGCGCATTATCGGCCAGCAATCCAGGATTACAAGGCCATTATAGGGCATGTGTATCTCAGTTGTGGCCTCGTCATAGAAATGTCGGCCGCAGTAAGCATTGATTATCCGCTCGGCAAGGTCTATCGCGTTCTCTATGTCCGTATCAGACCACCGGAGCTCCTCGCCTCGCCGTGTCAGAACCGCCTTTACCTCGTTTATGCCCGTATAGGCCATACTTATGGAGTCAGGAAGTTTGTAATGCCACGCCAGGTCTTGAGGTTGAGGCTAGAGGAATAGAGGGGTATACCACCTATTCCGTCTGCGAGCATGAGGTATATGCTCCTCGTAGAAAGGAGGGTTTTACCTTCACGCGTCGCGTCTATGTAGAGCTCGCGTGTTCCTGTCGCGGCATTAAGCTTGTCTATGATGACATACTTGTTGGCCGAACCAACAAGAACCACATTATCGGCCAGGGCCGGACTCACATAGATAGGCCGTCCGAAAAGCATGCTCCTAAAGCCGTCCGTCAGCGTGCCCATGTAGAAGCCAGCCGAGGATGTTTCCTGGCGTTGGAGCTTGGTTAAGGTCGCGGCGTTCATGAACCAGACCGCGTCGGCCTTGTAGGGCTCTTTGAGCTGGTTCCAGATCGTAATGAGAGCGCCCAGGCCTTTGTTCGTCCCGTCCAAGAGGTCTGCGGCCGCGTTGAGAGCCGTATAAATCCCCAGGGGTTGGCCCGTGCCTGACCCGGTGAGAAAGAGCTCGTCCTCTTTCTCACCCAAAGCCTGTAAGAGGATGTTGGTTATGCTGGATTGGAGGATCGCAAAGTCGTTCGCGGCTTCATAGGTGATAGTGAGAGGCGCAACGACATAGCAAATCTCCCAGTTCGCCGAACCTAGCGTGGGTTCACTTTCGCTCGCAGGAGCCTGCCCCTCTGTAGCTACATAGGCCGTTGCGGCCCCGGCCAGGGGGTATTTTCCGGTTTTGGTTGCGGAACGAATCGTGCGGAATATCCTTCTCCCCACAACCATGGCGTTGAATGCCGCCTCCACCTCGGCCACGATGTCCACGGGCAAGAAAGGAACCTCTGAGCTAGTGAGGGCCTTCTGGACGACTGCCTCACCGAGATGGGCTTTTGCAAGGCTTATGGCCTGCTGATAGGCCTCAGTCCCCGCAACGCCCATATCCTTTCCTTTGGCCGCTATGTGGGCCGCAACCCACAGAGCCATAGGATCAGCTGGAACCGCCTTCACGACCGGTATCGCCGCCGACTGAGGTTTGGTCTCAGCTACCTTCACGAGGCCCTCAGCTGTCTGGGCCAGAGCCTCAGTCGCCTTTGTGAGGCCTTCTGAGGCCTCAGCTATTTTCGTGAGTGCCTCTTTGACACTCATTCCCTCGTTTGTCATGTCTACCTCCTTTGTTTTTTGTTTTTGTTTTAGAGGGTTTTCTCTCGGTTGTTTCCTCTGTCTTAGTGAGGATGATTTCCTCTTCTATCCTGTTTGCAAAGCCCCTATCCTGGAGCCACTTGACCTGCTCCTGGGTAAGCTCATCGCCGTCTTTAACCCAACCCCATGGGGTCAGTGTGGGGAATGGGGATTTATACCTGACCATGAAGCACCTCCAACATGGTAATAACATCCTCTAGCTCCTGGAATGAGCTACAGGTTTTATTCTCAAGCTCCTCTATGGAAAGCTCATGGAACTCAGGGGGTTCGCGGTCAGCTTTCCGATAATATTTTACCAGGTGGTTATAGACCTTCTCACGGTCTTTTTCTGGGATGTCAACCCCTCCTCTGGCTCCTAGAAGGGTCGCCATAGCGGCCACGATTCCCCGCCAGATAGCGGTAAGACGGCCATCAACAACATCCGCTATGGGAAGCTTATAGGAACCGTAATTATCGGGGTTTTCCTCGTCATACCACACAAAAGCTTTCCGATATTTCCCCCAATCTATCGTCTCTTTATCGGGCCCGCCTGCCCACTTAGCCACACGGGCTCTTGCCGCGGCCGCGTCCCAACTCCTCTCCATGTCCAGAGGCAAATCCTGGAATGGCACAACGGAACGAACGGATATGGTCATGGCCTCTCTGTTCGCGGGAACGGCTACAACTGAGACCTCTATGAGCTCCCATTCGCGATATATGTAGCCCCCGCTCTCACGCGGTTCCCACTTGAGGGGGATAAAGCCTATACTGAAGCTATTTACGAACCCCCTCTGGATTTTGTCGTATAGGAGTTTGGCCTCAGGATCGGCCATATCCCACAGGATCGTGGCCCTCACGGTGTTCTCAGTCGCGGTTATCTCCTTGACGCGGCCCACGACATTCCTGGCCTCATACCTGTGGTCAGTTAAAACAGGGGGAAGGGTCTGATACCTGAGGCCAGAGGGGACAACTATATCCCCTTGTCGGTCTGGATTTCCCGTGGAGATAATGGCCTCCACTATTCCCTCGTCCTCTCCTTGCATGGCCTTTATCGTAGCCAACCAGGTTTTTCTTATGATCTCTGTCATAGCTATCTTACCTCCGGGGCCAAGATACAACGGCAATTCCAGTTCTCATCATCATCGTCCAGAAGCCCGGGGCCTGGCCCCTGCGCCCCGGACGGGAGAACAAAGTCCTCTGTCAAAGGAACCGAAACCCCCTCCATTTCCCGGTGGGTATCACGAACCTTATCGTCTCCGGTTGTGAGCCAGATTTTGTTTGCAATATTTTGTTCAGCAAAGGCTCCTATCTGGCCGTCAGCAAATTCGCTAGTTACTGAGAGCCTTGCCGCGGCTATGACTGTCCTGTTATAGAGCAAATCATAGCGTTGAGCGAGCCAATCTGCAAATTCCTCATCGGTAAGACCCTCTGGGAATTCCTCTACTATCTCACGCTCAAGCGCATCAAGCATAAGGGCATAGCTTCTCTCAGCGCGTTGGAAGCTTACCTCCATAACACGCTCAGTCTGTTTGAATTCAATCTCCCAATCTGGGAGGTGTTTCCCCGTCTGAGCAAACCCAAAGCCCATGCCGGACGCATAAGCTCGTTGATGTAAGAGGGCCACGGGTCTAAACCCGGGTTTTTGACTTCTCATCTCGGCTATGACCTCACGGGCTTTTCTCCGCATGTCCGCATAGGGGATTCCTTCTATGTGTGATATGAATTCTCCTATGACGGCCCCGTAAGCCACCTTGCCCTGGCTTTCTAGCTTTCGCTTTACTTTAAGAGCCTCTCTCCTATATGTGGCCTTAGTGAGGGCTTTCTTCTTGAGAGACTTTCCTAGCTGTGGAGTGTAGAATCCTTGCTGTGTCAGTATTCTTAATACACTTAGGGGAATATTGCCCCACTCCACCTCATCATATCCCAGCTCTCGCCTGGCCTCGTTAATCGTAATAATGTCCTTTTCGGTCAGAGAGAGGATGTTTTCACGGATAGCGTCCGGATCGGGCGAGACTGGCAAAGTCAGATAAACCTGTGCCGGCCTTCCAAACCGGGGCGTTATGTTCGTGAGAGCCTCAGCTATGAGTGTAAGAATAGGAGCTATAACATTCTCGCGGTAAACCTGCCGGTTGGCCTCAGCGTTGGCCCGATTAACATCCTTTACAAGCCCCAGAATTGAGGCCGGGACACCAAACACTCCTAAGATTCTGTCCCGCACGGGGTCATAGGGCATTTTCCCGGCCATTTCGCCGGGATTAAGACTGGACAGGGAAATCATCTCAGTCCCAGGGGGTAAAATAGCCGGTCGGCCAGCATTCGCGGGGCCCTCGTGGAGAACCTTGAGCTCCTCTATGAGTTTATCTATCTCCATGCCCGTAATCTCAGAGGGAATTCTCACGCCGTATTGGATGTGCCACCACTTTTCCAGGATTGACTTTGTCCACTGCCATGAGAGTTTATCGGCCTCCACAACATCTTGGAGGGCCTGCATAGGGGAAATAGTCCTCGTAGGATCGCCGGGATGATAACGGGCTATAACGAGAAGGCTATCAAGACCCAGCTGGAGAGTCCCTGTCCTGTAGCCCACTATCCTGGCCGAACCCTCGCGAGAAAGAACCGGCTGTGCCCCGGGCAGGGGTATCATGTATTCGTCTGTGAGCCACCAGACTGCACGGCCCTCAGTTTCTAGAAGCCATGTGGTCTGGTATAGGAATTCCCTCAGGTTGTAAGGATTGGGAGTTATGAGATAATCAGTGAGCTTATGCTGGATGGGTCTTTCGCCGTCATAGACCTCTATGATTGCGGTTTCTATATCTTGGCTAATCCGGTTTAAACATGCAAAGACCCACCCGGTAATATTCGTGTCTACACTGAGACTACGGAGAGACCTCAGGAGCGTCCAAAATTCAGAGCCAGAAAGCTCCTTTTCCCTTACCGGGGCCTTTGGTTGTTGCCAAAATTTCCAGTTTATTCTCATTCAGTCGCAAATTATTACTCAAGCTATGTGGAAATAAAAGCTATTTTTCGTTTCTGATACGCTCAATTATCGCTTCCCAATCTGTCGTCTGGCCTACAACATAATAGCTTACATGCCTGAGGGCTATTCCCCTAGCCTCAAGCCTTTCCTTTATGCGCGTGATGTAAACCCGGGCCATTGCCTTGCTTACATCCCACTTCTCACAGAATTCCTGTATTGTGAACCGGCCCTTTTGAATGGCCCATTCACACGCGGCGTTTATCTTAGTTTCTCTAGCACCTCTAGCCATGTCTGGGCAGCTCCTTTAGAAGCCCGGCCCCACACTGCCAGGGCCAGGGCATCTCCTATGTCCGGAGAACGAGCCAGCTCGGATTTCGGTTCTAGCTTTATCCGTCCGCGGCTATCAAAACCATATCTCACTGACATCAAATCATCATGTAGCTCTCGGTTATCAGGGATTGCAAGCCATTCCTGAAGGGCCTCTCTCAGTGTCCACCAGAGCTCTGCCCTCATATTCGCGAATCTGTCTCCCCTTACAGCTCCAGCACCAAAATTCACGCCCCTTACCGGGATGTTTTGCTCTCGCAGTCTATCCACAACCCCACCTCCTAAACCTGTCTCGTCAACAACAATCTGAGGCCGGCCCTCTTGTTCCCACAGGGCTATGATTTTACCTGTCGTGGCCATAAGGTCTGGGATTTGCCAGGTCTCAATTCGTGATACACTATTTCCTCGTATAACAGCTACAGCTGTCCTATCCTCACCACCGCGGGCCACATCCACACCTATGACGGCCTCTCCGGCCGCCACCAGCTCTCTCTGGGTGGCTATGGAGATTATGCTCCACGGGATTACTATGTTCTCCAGGTTCTCAGGGAATTGACCTAAGACCCTGGCCTGATATACGGGGCTATCTTCTCCATATCTGGTTATGACCTCGTTTATTGTCTCGCGGGTAATGCCGCCGGGGAAAACAATCCGTCCCTCTTTTACATTTGGGAAATCTAGAGCTGATATGGCCAAGCGGGTATAATGAGGGTCGTTCCAGGCCTCCCACAGAGGGCCACGAGGCTCCAAGGGATTCCCGGATATGACAACCTTCTCAGGGGACATGGCTATGATAACCTCAGGAAGCCAATCCGGGACACCGGAGCCCTCATCCACAACAACGAGAACATGCTCGCCATGAAGACCTTGAAGCCGCTCCTTAGCGTTTGTAGAGACGGCCCATATCCACCTATCCCGGTATTCAATCCTGTCTTGGACAATCCTGAGTAGTGTTATTCTCCTAGCCAACGAGGAGGTATAGCGCCACAGACCTCTTTGAAGCTGACCCCAGGACGCGGAGGTTATGATAGCCATAGCACGGGATCGCGTGAGAAAATAATGCATGACGGCCAGGGAAATGGCATGACTTTTACCAACACCATTAGCTCCTATAACAACCACACGAGAATTCCGGGCCACGGCCTCTAGGATAGCCCGGCCACCCTCCCATAATTCCTGGTTCCATAGAGCCCGGGCCAGGGCCACAGGGTCAGTCTTGGCCTTCTGAAGTGCTGTCGTTATCATCTAATAGTCCTCGTATTAGGGGACATCCTTCTGGGATAGGGCCACCGGACATGGCCGGACACACGCCCTCCCTCATAACCTCTGCTCTGGCCTGTATAGCTTCTCCTATGGCCCTGAGAACGGTGCCTATCACTGAGGCCCGTCTCAGCTTTGCGTCCGCGGCCCGCGAGGTCGCTATGAGAGCTGAGGCTAGTTCTTTGACTGAGCCGCTATCCTTTGCCACCTCCATGATACGCTTCTGGAAAACCTCAATAAATTGTTGATCTATCTCTGAGCGCTTGAGGTCTTTCTCTAGGGCACCCTGTAAGAACACCAGAAAGTCCTCAGGGGCTATTTGCTCCACGGGCTTACCAGCTTCTTTGGCGATTTCGTCCAGGGCCTTGGCTTTGAGATTTGTCTGTCTTGCTTTCTCCCATTCCTCTTTATTTGCCCACCTGTATAGGGTAACTAAGTGAGGAACCTTAGGGAATTCGTATTGAAGAGCTCTGTAAGTATAGTCCATAGCTTCACTTACATGGCCCGGATAGGAGATGTAAATCTCACGAGCTCGTTTTCTCAAGCTCTCAGGCCAGTGTGGTTTCCCTGTCATATCAGAATAGGGGGTGAATCCCCTTTTGCATTTTTTTTGCATTCTAGGTTGCTTCGTTCGCATATTATACTCCTATCCCTTGTCTGACAACAACCTCATAATGTAAATAATGCAAAAGTCAAGCCTCCTCGTCCTCAAAATGGACTTTACTCATGGTTTTACCTCCTATATGGTTATCACCTCGTCAAACCACTCACTTATACCAACCTCCTGAAGACACCTTCTTATGAAATCAGGTGAATAACGAGGTATCAGACCTAAGATTAACCTATGCTCATATGACCACACGATAGACATCCCATATGGGAATATCCCTTTTTCGCGGACGATAACCTTTTTCAACATCTTTATCCGCTCTATGACCTCATCCCTGCTAGCGTGAGTTTTACTTTGTATTTGCCGTATTGTAATCTCGTCTATATCCGTCTCATCAATCAACCTGAGCATGGTCTCCTTGTCCTTGAACCTCTCGTCAAACCACGCGTCTAGCGCCCTAAGGGACTTGAAGGATGCTATGAAGCTATTATACGAGGATATAAGAGGAGAAACCCTCACATGATATAACCGGCCATCAATCCACTCCTTCTCAAGCTCTAGGCCGGCTTTAGCTAGCTTCATCCTCACAGCTTGTTCTGTTAACCTTTCCATGGTTTACACCTCCTCGTCTTGTTTAACCTTTTCCTCTTCTAGGGCTTTCCGTTGTTTCTCCCAAAAGGCTCTCCAATCCTCACGCCACATAGGCCTAAGATGATCATGGGCCTCTTTTACCATGCCAATGAGATAGTCTATCCCACAGAAGAATGCCTTATCCACAGCACTTACCAGCAGGAATACCAGCATCGCTTGAGGAAATATTTTCCTTCTCTTCTTGGTTGCCCTGCTGTTATACTGCCGGGTTAGCTCTTCTATCTTTCGCCATAGCTCTTCTGGGATAGTTATTTCTCCCAGGTTTTTCCCTAGTTCCAGCTCTTTCCATATCTCTGACGGGTTTTTCATGGTCTTACCCCCTTCTTTCGCTTGACTACCTCCAGTGCGTCCCTGCTAGAGATTTCGTCCTCGCTCAGAAGTGGCTCCCCGGTCTTTTCAATTCTCTCAAGGAGAACATGGTTTAGCCGCCACAGAGCCTTTATTACCTCGCAAGCTTCCTCCTCGTCGTCTTTATACTTCGCTAAGAGCCATTCGCTCATGATTTCCTGAGCATATTCTAGATCAGGAAAATCCCTGTCGTCTGCCAAGACTATCAGGAGGAGGTGAAGACCATTCACGATCCTCCTGGCCTCATCTGTGCTTAGGGTTATGGTTATGGTCTTGTCTGTCATGGTTATCCTCCTTTCTTGAGCGCCTTGTCCTTGACCTTATCTTTGTATAATATTCTACCGCCTCGTCAATCCAGGTGAAGAACTCATCCAGCACCTCGTCTCTATATCGTTTTGCACCTTCAAAGTCCTCACGAGCAACAACTGCACCACCAGCTTTGTAAGCTATCACAGACTCAGTCTCACAGCGCTCTTGTTTGTTAGGCAGATCCGGTATGTAAACCAACATCGTCTCAATCACACATACATGTTCGTTAAAGTTATCCCGGAGAAACCGCTTTAACTCGTTATACATCTTGTCGGTTATCCTAAGGAGATGTCCATGCACCTTCACATTACCATAGTCGTAGTAATAGACTGCTTGCAGGAACTCATAGTGGGGGAACTCAAAGTGGAATGCCCCCCAAGAGCCAGGTGGGGTATCCAAGTCAAGCAGATGTTTAGGGGCTATCGCCACCACAGTCTCTTCTTCGCATGAAAAGAGACTATTCCAGCTTTCCAGATCAGACAAGGGCTTAGCGGGCTTCTCAGACCTGGGGTATTCCAGGCGGATGAAAAGCTCCATCTCGTTGAGTATCTTCTCCACCTGAGCTGGTGTAAGCTCAGGGCCTAGCATGGCGATGTTTACGGTTTTGTCTGTCATGACTTCACCTCCTTTTGTTTCTTAGCTTTTTTGGCCTCCCGCCAACAACAGCCGGAACAATAAACCCACACGGGATATTTTGCTCCACAGTTTTTTCTAAACATCGCACTCCACGAGGAAATGATACGGCCACACCATTTGCAATAGCCGTATCTTGATCGGTATTTATCCTCCTTCATGTTTATCCTCCTTTAAAGCTCCGTCAAAATCCCTGCCTTTTTCGTCATACCAAGTTCCCCACTCGTGGATCTTACCATCATTTAGCATATCAAGCACCCCCCTATAATCACTGCCGTCGCAGTTTGTTATCGCCGCGAGGATTTGTGGGAGCCAGACCTCCGGGTTCCTATCCACCTCTATGGTCAGCTTATTCCTCTCCTCTTTGATGTGGGCCCTACATTTGACTCGCTTCCATTTGTCATATACGGCTATCACTTTGTCCATGGCTTTCCTCCTTCTTGTTCATGTTGATCAGGTGTAATAGCGTTGACGCTGTTAGAATCATAGAGCCCATATCCCTGAGACCTTCACTGATCTTATTGCTCCCCTGTAAGCTGTTCATCTGTAAGCACCAGTTCCTTAGGCCTATGGTTATGTCGTTGTTCTCTGCTATTGCCTTGAACACGCATAACAGGAGAGCTTGGATGTCCTTTACCTCCTGTTCTGACATAGTCAGGTGATATACCTGACTATATTTCCCTTGCTTTGTCTTGATGTTCATGGTTTTACCTCCTTATGGTTTTGGTTTTTTCCTTTAGGGTTCTTTGGGGGTGGAAATCTATCATCGGGTATCTCCTCTAGCCCAAACAGACGGCATAGATATTCCCACTGGGCCGGGTCCATACCCCGTGGGGGTGGTGGGGGCGTATAGTCATCCCTCTCCTCTTTGGTCTCCCCCAGTTCCTCAGGGAACCGGCCAGAGTCATCATCCCTGAGGGACGGGTCTAGAGGAAACTCCTCGGCTTCTAGGGCGTCTAGCTCAGCTGGGGTTGGGCTATTGGGGCGATTGGGCGATTGGTTGTTCTCTTCATTATCAGGACTTATTTTTTCAATCGCCCTATCTGAGCTCTCCCCTGGGCTATTGGGGCGATTGCCCTCCAGAGAATCTGAGGACATTTCCTCTCCTGGGGCGATTGGGGCGATTGGTCTTTCCCCCGGGCAAAAGCAATCGCCCTCCAATCGCCCTTCAGTTTCAGGAACCCCTTCTTGGGAACCCGCACCACCATTAGAGTTTCTTTCAATCGCCCAATCGCCATATATAGGGTAGGGCGATTGGGCGATTGGTTCTCCCCTTGGAAACCAATCGCCCTCTCCTCCTGTGGTCTCAGGAACTTCTTCTTGCTGGAAATCCGCGTCATTATTAGGGTTTCCGTCAATCGCCCAATCGCCCTCATATATACTATGGCGATTGGGCGATTGGTTTCCATTCTCACCTCTAGCATGATATACGAACCCCCTGGGGACTTCCCCGCGGCGTAGTAGAACTGCTTTCTTCTCTTTAGGATTTCCACCTCGGCTTAGTCGGGGAACATAGCCAACCCTGGCCAGGTGTTCCCATGTGTCGCGGTATATTTTCTCAGGTATCCCCTCACTCTTCAGCTTGGCTTTGAGGTCAGATACCGATATTCCCTCTGGCCCGGCCTCCTTGAGGGCCTCTATGATTACCTCCGCGGCATGTCTTTGTTCCTCAGTTGTAAGACCGGCTACACTCTCCACAGAAGCCCCTTTCCACCTAAACCCCTCAGGGGTAATCCCAAAGCTGATTGGCCGGATAAGGCTCATGTCTTTGTAATTGCACTTTACAATTCGCATGATTCTTTCTCCAGTCAGGGGGTCTTGTTCTATGCTTATCACCGAGCGAGCCTTTGCCCTGAAGTCCACGGAACCTAGAATGGGATCACTGCCGGATTTGGGCCGGTGGTAAAGAGCTAGGATTCCGGCGCCAGGAAAAGCCCTATCCAGGATGTTTAGAGCCTCCCTTACCTCGTTGGCCCGGTTAATGTCTATTCGTCCCGGAAAGAACGATTGTAAGCTGTCCAGGATAACAAGATCAGGTTGGAGCCTTTGGCCTATTTCCTGCCACCGGGCCTCCTGATCCGGAACAAGAAGGAGGTTTAACGGCTTAGAGGGAACCAGAATGTTGTCTCCTATCTGGGCCATGTCCACTCCTATTGCGTCTAGGCGATTCCTCAGAATCCCCGCCGCGTCCTCAGTGGAAATAATTACAACACGGCCCCCCTGAGAAGCTACAAAGGCGGCCATGGCTAGGGCGGCCCAGGTTTTCCCAGTGCCGGGATGGCCAGCCATGATTGAGAGGCCATTCCGGGGAATCCAATCCTCAATAACCCACTGAGGGGTCTCAGGCTCCACATGGGACATGGGGATGAATTCCTCGGTTCCTTCATAATCCGCAAAGAATAGCTGAGCGGTCTCAGACAGCTTGGTGAAAGCCTCAGTAAGTTGAGGTTTATCTCCATGCTTGGCGGCCTGAATAATATCAGTGGCCATGCGGATGATCTGATAACGATACCGGCGCCTGAGCAGGGTTTCAACATACTCGTCTATCTGACGCGCTGATAATGCATAATCCTGGAGCTTGGCCAGATATTCACGGCCTCCTATGGCCTGAAGCCACCCGCGGCGTTCCAGTTCCTCTATTATCTGCACTACATCAGGGGTTTTGTTCCCGTTATTATAGAGGGCCTGTATAGCTTGGAATATAAATCTCTCGGCTTGGCCCTTTATGTCATCTATGGTTATGACCTCTAGTACGCGTGGACACTCCTCAGGATAAACAAGAAGTGTTCCTATGAGGGCTTGTTCGGTGGGGTTTGCCTTCATGTTAGTCCTCCTTCTTCTTTATAAGGGATAGGTTTAGGAGGGGACAAATGTTTGTCCCCTCTATTATGCAATATCCCTTGCCTTTGTTAGCCTGTTTGTCCAGACATTCCTTTGCCCTTTTTACGCTGAGCTGAATCGTGGTGAGGGTCGTATCCCCACAGGGGAATAAGACCAGGTCAATCATATCCCCCTGTAATGACGACACCCCTGATATCCTGACCTCTCTCATGGTTTTATCCTCCTTTCTAGGTTTAGAAGCCCTACGCCATATCGGGCTATCAGATAAGCATCCCGGATATGCTCGCGAGCTTGGATGTAGTTTCCCTCTTTGTTGAGAAAGATATCGTATATCTTATTCCATAGCTTTTGATCCAACATTTCCCACTCAAATATACGCCAGAGATCTTCATCTGAAGCCCGGCGTCCCCCTATGGTCTCACGCCATTTACGGGGTTCTACAAGGTTTATAGCCCCTATGCGATGTGCTAGGAACCACTGATATAGCATTCCTGCATAGAACGAACACTTGGCCAGAGAGGCTACATTCAAGGCCTTCTCTCCTACTCTGGCCCATCCTTCCCAGGGAATCTCTAAATATATCACCACAGAATCCCGGCATAGGAAATCCTCTATATGACTTCTCTCGTATTTCTCGTATCTGTTATACCAGACAATACCTGGAGCCGGGATATCTATCTTTCCCTCGGTGAGAAGAACAAGCTCCTCCTGGCATATGACAGCAATCCCCGTCGTAATGCCAGGGTCAATACCTATGATGATCTCAGACATGCCACCTCATAACACCCTCAGGGGCCGGGAATTGAACCCGAACCCCTGAGGGTGATGGTGAAAGGGCGGTTAAGGCGGTCAAATTTCCCTTTCAGTTCTTTCCCTTTCCTTCTCCAAAGTTCGGAGATAGGAAAGGAGGGTATCACGGAGGCCTTCTAGACGAGTCTCTAGAGCCTCCCAGAGTTTTAACTGGGCATAGCTCTCATTTAGCCGGCCGTTCGTGAGGTATTTTAGCTCTGCGGCCGCAGTCGCAGAAGTAAGGGGTTTCCCGTCAGGTCCGGTTGCTGTAAGGGCTTGGTAATTCATGGTCTCTTGTTCCCGCTTCCAGATTTCGGCTTTGGCCCTCTCCTGGCTTGCGAAAGCCAAATAGCCCTCACAAACCAACATAGTATCAGCTACCTCAGACGGAGACTGCGAGTTTATGAGGGCCACAGCATTCAAAATGAACCGGCCTATACCAGGGATAAGCCGGTCAAAGTCCTCTAAGCCAGGAGCCGGTAGAGTTATCCGTTTCTCACCCATCTTCACCCTCCCAGGTTGGCATGATGCCGTGTTGCTCGCACCAGCTAATAAAAGCTGAAGCCTCCTTCTTCGTCATCCCGCGTCGCATCTGTTCGCGAAATTCCTGTAATTCCGCGCCATACTGTTTTTCTATTTCCGGGTGCGCCTTTATGGTGCGCCCCAGTGCGGCTATGCGGTTTATCTGATTTACAGTCGCCATAGGAGGGTAATCTCTCGCGGATGTGGCGGATGTGGGCTTCTCCGATGTTTTCTCCACGCCCCTGTCTTGACTCAACAAGCCCATGTAAGCCTTTTCGCCCACTCCTATTACAGAGAGGGCTTTTTCCAAAGCATTCGTTATTGCTCCTTTCAGAGCCTCGCCAGGGGCCGTATTAGACCTGCTATTGCCAACATGTTGTAAAGTTATTACCTCGCCGTCTGGGGTCCGTAGCGTAGCCTCTACAATAGCCCACGCTGTCCACGATCTATCCTCGCGAGATTCACCATGTTGTAGGATTTGCGTGCGCCGGATGATACCTCCGGCTTCTCTAATGGCCCGGAAAACATATGCCGGGCTATAACCCCTTAGAGTATCATAGCCGGCGTCATATTCCTGGATAGCCTCCGAGCCATAGCTATCCAGGAGTTCGTTTACCCTGCGGATGAACTCATCCATGCTTCACCTCCTTTTCTTTATCCAGAAGGCCGTTCACGGAAATGGCCTTCTTTGCGGCTTTCTCCACAGCTCCACGGACGGCCTCTGAGGCCTCCGTGGAATAGTGGTCTCCCGTATACTGGATGTCCACCTGCCCCTCATCGGGGGTCTTGAGGATAACCTCTATCTTTACTATTGCGGTAAAATACCGCTCTCTCATCTTACACCTCCTTATCTTGTATCCCCGGTTTCATCGTTATGGCCGGGGACGGCGGCTATGGGTCTCATCGTTATAGGGTCTATCTCAATTCTTGCCTCACAGAGAGGGCAAGAAACAAAAGCCCGGCACTCTCCATGCCGGGCCTGATACCAGACGCCCTCAGGTTGGACATCTTGTTGACACTGAGGGCAGTATACCACCCGTCTCTTTTCTTTCTGTTTCATATCAGTCGTCAACCTCCCATTCCCCTGCCCGTTGCCAGGTTAGGTATTCTATCCCTTTTTTCACCGCATTTTCCACCTCGGGGTCGCCCTCGCATAGAGGAACTAAGACATCCCATATCACCACCAAAGCCCAGTCTGTTTTGTCATCGTCGTCGCACCAATCTAGGGTAGGCCACTCTAGCGCTAGCTTCTTGGCCGCTTTTTTTATTTCCTCTAAGTTCATCTTACGCCTCCTCTTGGGAAAGAACTTCCCAGTAGTAGAGTGGAGGCACCTCTGAGAAATCTCTGACAAAGTGCGCCTCCACTTCCGCTTCGTCTTTGCCTTTCGCAATCAAGACCAGGGTTTTAGTGATCCTTACACGGCGAGGTTCCTCCCAATAAAATTGGGGCGGAAACAGATCAACCGCAAAACCATTTTCCCTGAGCGTCTTCACTAGCTCCTCTATTGCCTGATATGTCTCCTGGTCCTGTAAAGAGCTTGAAAACCAGGAGACGGCTTCTTCTATGCTTTTCAGCTCCTTCATCATAGCCTCCTTTTCTTTTGCATGGGTCAAGAACCCTCAATCACAAACAAGTTCTTGACTCCTATGATCGCTCCCTTCTCGTCCCTGACGGGTTCGCCCGGGACGAGGACTATGAGTTCCGGCCTCTGCTCTTTGAGAGTATAGGCCACCAAGCTGGAGACTATGACAACATCTCCAGGTTCCAGCTTCAGCTCGGTGGGGATGATCTTGACCTCTCCTAGCTCACGCTTGTAGAGGTCAACCACATGCCCCTCAAGCCAAATAGTGCCCGCAGGGGCAAGTTTCTCCTCAAGCCTAGCAGTATAACCACTAGGCTCTATGACTACATCATCTCCACCCGGTATCTTTATTACTATCGGGTGAGGAGTGAAGTTATAAACCTTCATCTTATCCTCCTTTGCCCGATTTAGCCCTCGGAGCCGGGGGTTTATGGTTATGGGATTTGTATAGCGATACTATGGGCCTATGACCCCGGAGTTGTTGCAACGCTCCGGGGTTTATTTGAGCTAAATTAAAACGCCGGGCTACCAAGCCAAGCCCGGCGCTTTCTTTTATTCTTTTATATCTTTTCGGCTTCATCTTTGGTGCCGGTCAGAGGGTCGGACTCCTGACCGGCACACCCACGCCACTTTACTCGTGTTCCTGCCCGCATTCGCATTCCTGTTCGGGCCTTTTGGCGCGATCGCGATCCGGTTCGCGCCAAAAGTGAAGCTCCCTGCAGTGATAGCAATGGGCCTTGTCTATCACTGCATTTATGATAGCCGCGTGTTCGGTTTCTATATCCCACGCGGCTTCGTTATTGATGCCCATATAGGCATCAATAAGCCTGAGGGGAATCAACCCCGTATTTGGGGTGATTCCCTTAATCACATCCCGCACTTCAAATAAGGCGGCAACCCACTGCCGCCTATAGCGGCGGCAGGTGGCGATTTTCATGCCCGGACGGACTACAAATAGCCCGTGGGCACCACAGGACAGGTGGCCACGCTTCCTTACATATATGGGCACCTTAGGTTGCCCGTCTCTATTGCCCACCACTTGGGCTTGACCCAGGTGCGTGCTGGCCCCCCCGAATTCCCAAATTGCGGGCAGGCCCTTTCCCGCGGTTGGTATATATTCAATATACCAACCGCGTTCCTGTTCCCATCTGACCACATCATACAATTCCGATATGACTGGGAATGTATCCCAGTCATTCCACTTGCCCGTCCGGAGTAAATATATCAAATGAGACCTCGTCATGATACCTCCTTTGCCCATTTTCCCACAAGGGACCGCCGGGCCGGCGGGTTTGGGGGAACCCCCGGAGAGACCTAGCTGAGTGGCATAGGACGCCTCTCCGGGGGTTCCGGGGTTCCATTTGCCTGAGGTGCCACTCAGCTTCATACAGGTGCAAATTATAACCGATTTGCTATGGCCTGTCAAGGGGTAATTTGGTGGGTCTAATCAGGTATAAGTTATAATCCGTAAGTTGTTGCTAGGCCTATACTTAAGCCATGTAATTTAGAGTTGTTTGTAGGTTTAGAAAGACTGGTTTCCGGCCTTTTCCGGCCAAAACTAGAAACAGCTCTAAGTTTGATATCGTAAGTCCTAGAGAAAATAGGACTTACAAAATGAGCCAAAACTACCCCCCTCCGTAAAGGAGAGGGATAGAAGGAGGTTATATGATAGGAGGTCTATTTCTTTGTTTCTAGGGCGGCCACGATCCTAAAGCCGTTGGCCCTGGCCCACTTATAAAGGTCATTAGGAGTAGTATCCGCGGGATCGCGGTAAGAATGGGGAATACCCAACTCGTCAAAAGCCCTCAGGTAAGCCTCGCAACACAGCTCTGAGCAAAACCATTTGTTTCCCCAGTCAACCTTAATGTTTAGAAGGCGATGTAGCACAAACCCTACAATCCCCAGGAAATCATAGGGCCGGCCCTCGGCAAGCTTCTTGGCCCATGAGACCGCAACAACTGGAGCTTTGTTAATCCTGGCCTCGTCCGCAATCGCAATAGGCCGTCCGTCGTATCTCAGAACCACATAGCCAGACGCACTCCTCAGAAGCCACTTTGTTGTTCGCTCCCTAATTCCCGTGGGCTCAGCTGAGAGCCACTTGTTAGGGCCAACATAAATTGCTACATGGTTGAAGCCCTTAGGAAAGTCCTGGGGCGCACCCTTGCGTGTCCAAAAGCGGATAAGCCACGCCCCAAGCCCTTTATCGTGAACAAATATCAGGTCCCCTATCATAGCTGTGCCTCCTCTGTGAGAATAGCGTGTAGCTTCTCAGCACCTTCAAGGGGATCAGGGGTGATAATGGCCGCTATGAGGTCTATCCTGTGGGGATGCCAGAGCTCACCTGGACATGTCTTAGGCGCGCTATCGCAGTGATACCTCACTATGGCACCTCCAGAGGCCATGGGTATAAGGTTGGAAGACCAAGCAAGCTGGCTAGCCAAGCCCCTAACCAGAAATACCAGAGAATAAAGCTGAGCC